GTCCGAGGATACAGTAAGTGATTGCGTCAGGCGTTCCGTTACCGTGGCCTGGGTAGATGGCGGTACTGGCTGCTTGGTCTTGGTAGTAGCTAATGATGTCACCTCATTAATTGGCTGGGGAATTGCTGTTGAGGTCGGCGATTCTTCGTTGGGAATTGGAATCAAAATAGTCCGGGTAGTTCCAGGCGAGACGTAGATTTGAGGCGCAGAAGGCACAGGCAATCGAGAGAGACCTTCCACTATCGCACTCGCAGATAGGCCAGTCAGGATGGCTGGCAATGATAACCGGATTATCCATGTGCGAATGAATCTCCTCTCAGTCGAGGTTAAAAAGGGAGGGTTGTCCTGTAGCTCTGGCCCTTCGTAGTTCACGGCCCTTTTCCACTACGTGTCTAACGTACTCGGAGTATTCCTTGAGGATTTCCCACGGTGGTCTGCCATTGTATTCCTCATAAAGCTTCCAGAGCTTCATGGTATTATCAAGTGTGGTGGCACATAGCCAAACACTAGGTCCATCGTCGTCAAACAGATGGTACTCAAAGACGTTCATGTTCTTTGGGATATGCTTCCCAACACACTTGCAGGTTGACATTAATCACACCTTGGGGCGAAGTCATTACCGGGATTTGAAACAAAACTGAGATGGACATGGTCATAGTGGTTCTGCGTATCCGAACCTCTATCTTCCATTGCCCTACCCGCACCGGGGTTAAAGTAAATACGTTGTCTCCAAATGACATACTTGATTCCGAGACGCGCCTTGTTCTTTAGTGCGTAGTCTCGAATAGCATTGCCGAGACGAACGTCGGTTGTTAGGAAATCAGATGCGAGTCCGTCGGGGTGATCACTCACCCGCTCTCGGCCACCTCTACCTATAAGTGTACCATCGAAATCGAATTCGCTAACGATCTCCGCAGTTGCAAGAGCTGCGTTGGATCGAAGTCCTATACCACCTACGGGAAGGCAGATCGATCGGGGTAAAGCTCTCGCAATAGGAGGTGACGCTTGTGTCTCCTCAATCCTATCGGTTTCGGGATCGACATCGGCCACTGGCGGTGCCTCTGAGTTGCCCTGTGCCGCGTCAGCAGGAGGGGGTTGGGGTGGTTGGATAGGCGGAATTGGATCTTGAGGCTCCGTCGATCCTGCGTCGCCCTGAGAGCCATCCTCCGGGCTTGGAAGGGCTTGGGGTAGGGTAGAGGTACCCCCAGAATCCTTCTCCTGGCCTGGTGCCAGCGGGGGCACGAGTTGACCCAGTGTCGGCACAGTGCTCGTGGGTACCGACGTCGGATAGCCATCTTCTAATTGACTTGGTATTACAGTAGTGCTAAGTAGGGGGACAACACCGTAAGCTGTAACAAAACTGCCCCCGAGTAGTAGAATTCCAGTCATGCAATAAACAGCTACCTTTCCAGTGGGGGCAGGCTTACGGTGCTTTCCACCCATTGAAATTACCTATCCTCTTGCCAGTCCTTCAATGGTAAAGGTGCCCCCATTAGGGAACTCCCATTGGACATTCACCTGAGCCGTGCCGGAGGGAAGCTCCCACCCAAAGATGGAGGAGATACCATCCTTGAATGTAATGGTTTTCCAACCCCCAGTGTCATTGAGTCCCTTAGTAGTGGACTGACACCATAGCCTAATCTTGCCAGTAGCCGGACCATTGACGGCAGCACTAAACCAACAACGTTCCGTGACAATGGCTGAGCCACCCGTAGGAAGAATGAATCGACGTTCCCCATTGCCTGGCGGAATGTCAATAGTATCAAGCATGTTGTCTCTCCTAGTTGTAGGAGCCTTAATTACATCGGACTGCGTCTTGGCTAGATCAGCAGCAAGAGTATTGATTTCACCAATGACCTTATGAGCTGCATTACCAGGACAAGCTGTGCTCGCTCCCGGTGCATCCCTATGTCCGCCATTTAACTTAGGCGCCTTCCACCACTTTTGCTTAAAGCCATGGACTAGAAGCTCGGCAACTGCCTTCTTCATAGCAGTCGTGGGTGCCTTGGTAGAATAGTCACCGATAAGGCAGATAGCTCTCGCAATGCTATTGCGTCCACCAGTGTGAGCACCTTGACGGTCTATCCCATGACCTTCGAATACCAGGCCGACTGGTGTCACGGCAAAGGTGTATGAGATGCCACCGTTGAACCGCTGTTGACCAATACGTTCAAGTGTACGAACCGCAGCATAGTCATCATCGAATGGTGGGATAAGATCGGGTGCGATAGTTACCGAGTGGTGGAGCCAAACTTCACTAGCAGGGAGTGGAGCTTCCTTAAAGCCACGAGGATGGATAGCCCCCCATTCAGAACGGGGAATGATTTCCATAATCCCACCTATAAATGCAGCTAGCCCCGCCAATCCGAATGGACCGACAGGGCTAGCTTATCTGCTGAGAATTAAATTGTCGAGTCTTCTGGCTCTACGAAATACAATGCAACAATATGACTCGTGGGACCAACTACCTTGGCTTCGTTCTCACCATAGGTAACTTGAGCTACATAGATTTCCTGTCCAGCACCAGTGGGTCGGTATTCCTTGTAGGTCCCCTGTAGAATTTCAATCTCGATAGCATTATCCAGGAGGATACCCACAACCTGATCGTTCTCGTAGATAGTGGAGGTAGGTGTTGGGAGTCCAGGTTGCATTAGTTCACTCGTTCAGCAAGCATTTGCTTAATGACAATGGTATTGATGCACTTCGCTATAGCCTCACCCACGATTTGGACGAGCTTGTAGATGAACTCATGCGTTAGCACATCTTCACAGTTGGACCGTTCACAAACTCGTACGGTCTTATACATATCCATCTGGATTCGAGAGATATCCGCCATCCTGTGATAGGCGCAGCAGTTAGAGAGATGGTCACGGAAAACGTTGGCCCAATTAACTGCATCCTCACCATGTTCCTGATAGAACTTGGAGGCGGGTTCAGCCAACTTAAGGAACTCGTCAACGATATCCTTGATTGTAGGCTCAATGTCTTCAAGGTTAGCTACATCGAACGTACGGGGATCATAGTTAGGCATCTGCTAACCACCTATCCGTGATTGGGAATCTGATCTTCTTCGATACTACCATGTAGCGCAGTAGATGTCGAGTTGCGTCCATAGCGTGGACCCAATGAGTAACAGGCTTGTACCAACCGAGTTGCTTAAGCTTAACGTTAGCCTGTGGACCCTTATCGGGAACCAATTGCTTAGCGGCACTCGCAGTGTAGAACGTGGGGACGATGTTGTGGACTTGTCCAAAGAGTTTAACTACTCCAATGTATTCCTTAGACATCAACTCGACTTTGGTCTTCTCTTTGTCTTGAGTGATGTGTTGACGGAACTCAAAGGATTCACAGACTATTTCAATTGGGGATTGTGTATCGAATTGGTAGTAGTTAAAGAGACTTTCCCAAAGGTCCAGGTGATGTTCACCTGGACCAATGTGTCCACATTCAAACTTGAAATCATCTAGGGTGATGGGTTCACCAGTTGGAATGAATTCACACTTAGCCCAACCAGTTGTACCACCAGGATCGAGTGCTAGGATACGAAAGGGGCGGTCATCCCACTTAGGAATGACCGCCCCTTTCTTGCGCGTAAGCGGCATCTTAACTTGTTTCGCTATGGAGATACCTTCGGCTAATGCTATCAGCCAAAGGCTCTCACATTAGCGTACTGTCTCTATAGCTTTACTCGTCGTTGTCGCCGTCAGGGTCCACGTAACCATCTTCCGCAGCATTCGCGGCAAGAGCCTCGTTCCCATTCGACTTACGCTCACGCTTTTGCGCGACCCGAGACTTGTAGTAAACTGCATCGGTCTTCGTCGGGTCAAGGTCAAGACCGATCTCCGATTCGCCATCGACCTTGCCGGTACCATTCAGATAAAGCTTCGCGCGGTTGAGTTCGCGCAGAACATAGGCGCGGTGCTCTTCCGAGGAAACCGGAACACGCTGCCAACCCTGCTCAAAGACACTACCAGAACGGAGCAGGTCATCGAACACGGACGGCCGACGCTGACGACCAGGAGTCTTACGCTCCGGCGAGTAGTCAGCAGGGGCAGGCTCTGAGACGATCTCAAACTGAGGGCTATCCTGATCCTCAGCAGTGGTCTCGTCGTAATCAGTCGCGGTCGCAGTGCTCACATCATTCTCCGTACTTGTGGATTCATCGGACGGTCGTTCGAGTGTATCAGTCCCAGCGCCCTTGCGCTTGGACGAGAAGCCGCGAGGCAATTAAATCTCCTGTGTCGGGGGTGGTCAAGTCCTTTGTGGTGCAACTCTTCCAGAGTAGCGATGGGGTGAACAGATGTCAACCATAGATGGAGCAGACGATCCACCAAACGGGTGTACCGGCCAGGACGTACAAGATCCACATCGGGTAGAACTCTAATTCAGGTTCTAGTCGTTCTGGAATAGGCTCAATGGGGTTTAGACGTCGGACCATCGGTCACCTACCTTTGCTTCCGTAGCGAATTTAACATAACCCTCAGTGATCTCTTCACCCACCTGTACCATGACCTGATCCATACGGGTGCATATATCATCAACCTCGTCAGGATATGCCTCTGCATAGAGGGCGTCGTGAACGAGATTGACAATGTAGATTCCTTCATCGGAGAGTCGGCACGCTGCTTCGAGCCCGATATCGCTAGCCGTGGACTGAGGGAGATACGCCATTGCTTCGTTCTCGACAGAGGTTCTATTCGCGTCTGTAATGAGAAAGAAGCGCCGGTGCCGACCAAACGGATTGACCAAGTCTTCACCGTTATGTATCCGTCGGACAACGTCGCGTTGGAACTCCTTAATGTAGGGAATACCCTGATTAAAGAGGTCCATCTGCGCTTGAGCTTCTGGAACAGACATGTTGAAGTCTGGATCTGCTGCGATTCCTGCGGCCGTTCGACCATAGGATACTCCATAGGCGAAGGTCTTGATTAGTGTTCTAGATGCCTTCTTTTCATCTGCTGTGAAGTTGTCAAATCCTGGGACCATGCGTCGGCAGAGTTCAAGGAAGAGGTCTTGATCTGGATCGGCAAAGATGGTCTGTAGTGCTGGTTCCTTTGCAAGCCAGGTAAGGACACGAAGCTCGGCCTGTGAGAAGTCAAGGCCAATAAGCTTCTTGCCCTTTGCTGGGATGAACTGAGTCTTGATCTGACCAGATCGCGGGACGTTCTGTAGATTGGGTCCACGTGAAGAGAGACGTCCAGTAGTCGTTCCATGAATGAGATAAGTAGTGTGAATACGACCAGCAGCAAGGAACTTAGATTGAAGACCATCAACATATGTACCCTTTTCCTTAGTGACACCTCTTGCTTCCAAGAGGAGCCCAAGGACTCCCTTAATGTTATCAGGGACTCGACGTGAGTCAAGTATCTGTTGAAGATGGTCCTTATCGGTACTGTCAGTCTTGATACCATTCTGCTCCAACCACTGCTGGACCTGCATCCACGAGTTGGGATTGAGCTGGACTTCCTTTGTCCCCTTCTTTGTCGTATAAGGGAAGTGTGGGAACTTCGCTTCTAGCTCTGCAATCTCGATTTCGAGTTCAGCCTGGATTTCCTTAGATCGTTCAAGATCGAATCCCATTCCTCTGGCTTCAACCTTAGTGAGCATCCTGGACACTCGATGAACAAGCCATTGGTAGAGTGTGTTGAGTCCCCGTTCCTCGATGAGGTTGGCGAAGTATCCACGGAGGATACGGGTAACATGCACATCAAAGGCGTTGTACTTGTAAAGCACGTCCCGTGGAATGTTGGCATAGTTCACTCCACCCTTATCCTTTGTGAGGTAAGGCTTGATCTCTGCTTCCCATTCAGGAGTGCCTAGTACCTCAATGCCCATGTACTTAAGACCGTGAATGCCTCCCACCTCATAGAGACAATAAGAGGCAAGCATAGTATCTTCCACAAGTGGGAATGGCTCATCAACGTCTAGGTAGTTCATTAGAACGCCGATGTCGTACTTACCATTCTGAGCGATGATACCGCATTCGTTCAGAACTTCTGTGAGCAGGATTCGGTTTGGGGAATTCGAAAGAGAGTGGTCCGTGAAGACGTAAACAACGTTCTCTTCACCGGCATTAGTCGGTCCAATGCCCACGCAGAGAACACTGCCGTAAGGGCCATCGTCACGTCCGAAAGCCGTATCCTTGTCTCGTCCACTTTCCGTGTCAACTACGACACCCTCTCCCTTATTGAGAGCCTTAATTCTTGTAAGCGTCTCCATGGCCTCGTAACGGTCGTCAACCACTACAATGGTTGGCTCGTACCACAGGATAGGACGTTCCTTATGGAGAGCCTTAGAGACGTCCCCTAGCATGAGGGGGAACATCGCTTGGCTACGGAGACAGTAAGCGGGGTGGAACGTGGGGACTAGTTCAACCTCTACTGTTCCTTGTTCTGCTGTGAGGGATACCTTCTTAGGCGGTCCCGCACGTAGCTTTGTAATACCTCGTTTTGTTTCTTCCTTGGGCAGAAGTGGGGCAGATGCAGAATTCCCCATGGTAACAACAGTATCCACTTGCGCGTCCAGCAACTCCTGCAAAAGACGCGGTCTACACGCTTCAATAGCCTCACTGGGTAGCTTCTTCATCGATTCTGGATAGTGACATGAACATGCATTTGTGAGAAGAACATTGTCACGGTCCACGGCATAGTGTTGGAGCACTGCGTTAAGTAGGTGACCAGAGGCACCAACAAAAGGCTCCCCCTGACGAATTTCATTCTTAGCTGGTGCTTCTCCGACGAATGCAAGACCCGTTGGAGCAGTACCTGTGGGGAAACGGGAGGGTACGTACTTGCCAACTCGTCCCAATGGACAATGTTCACACTCGGCAAGGGGGTGCTTTCGCTCTTCTTTTGTGAGTGGCTCACTGGACACCTTTGTAAAGGACTTCTTAGGAGTAGTCGATAGTGGGATCATCTTCGGTTGAGATCGGGAAGCGGATGCGGCGACCACCTCTGGCTTCCGCGTATCCTTGCTCCTTGCCATTGACACGGAAAGTATCCTCCCGTTGAATCCTACTCGTAACCGGTGGAACGTTTTCAGCAACTGAATAGATGATGCTACCACCCTTTGCGTCTCTCTTGTGGGGGTAGGGTGTGATAGTGATAGCGCCACGTGCCATTAGGGTATCTTCAATATCAGAGATGTCACGCTTGCGAATACGCATCTTCTGCATCGCCTCAGTCTGGGTGACTGTCTTAGGATGCATGTTCTTCACCCACTGCACAATCTTCTCAGCCTTCTTCTCCCACCTATCCATCTCTGGACGTTGCTCAATATTTGCCGCGAACTCAGTGGTAGATTCGAGCCAGTGCTGACCAAAGTACAGAGCCTTTTGTAGATGTGTAGCGTCGATTGTACCGTTCATGTCGGCCCCTGCCAGCAGTACGGCTACCTTGACGATGCTATTGGCTAGGCGAGTGTAGAGCGGCGCGTATAGCTCGGGATACGAGGTCTTGATCCCTAACTGCATCACGTCGCGCTGTAGATCCTGGTAGCGCTTCCAGAATGCGGGTGTGCCCTTGAGAGATACGAGACGCTTTCTGGGAGCTGCCTTCATCTTGACGATACCAGCGATCTTTACTACCGCTGTCTCGTCGGAAGTGTCGTCCTGATTGTAGTAGTGGTGGATATTCCAGAGTTCATTGACGAGATCATCGCGGTCCGAATCGTCTTCGATCTCGTCATCCTTTGGGGGTCCAACAAGCTGGACTTCCTCGGGAGTTGTATTGCCAATTACAAAGATGAAGCGAGGGATGAATCCCGATCGGATCTGGTCCATCGAGACCATTTCTTCCATCGCTGTCTTGATACCGCCACCCACGAAGACGAAGAAAGGATTCTTGACTTCGATCTTCTCACGCCTGAGCAGACGTGTTACGGGTGAGCCATCATACAGCTTACAGAAGGATTCAAGAGTGTCGGACATGTAGTCACGTGACAGGTTGCTAATGAAGCCGGTAACCTCATCGCGGAGGAAGACACTGACCTTCCCGTCACGATATCCCAGCTCCGTCATGATGCCTTCTGGCGTGCCATCAGTCGCTAGCATCCAGTCGTCGACTACGTCGTCCAACAGCCTTGTAGCCATCTTAATGGTAGTGGTCTTACGGGCCATTGTAGTGCCCGCCAGGATCATCACCCAGATATTGGGGACGATAGGCTCTGACCTGTCAGTCCTGAGCCTGACATGTGGAGCCATCATCGTTGAGAGAATGGCCGCACCCAGAGACTCGTGGTATTGAATTGGAGAGTCGGTCTTTGTATGCGCCCAGTCTCGATAGCGGTCGATAAAGGTTTCGGGAAGGTCTTCCACCGGAGGGTCTGCCGGACGCAAGAAAGTTAAGTTGTTCTTTCTGACATCGTCCGCCATTCGACTCCTCCCTGAGATCAAAGTTGGTTAGGTACAAAACGGGGAGCACCCCCTAAAGGATGCTCCCCGTCGACTTGCCACTTACGACGAGGAATTAGCTTTCGTCGTCGAGAGTGTGGAACGACTTCACGGTGTTACGGGGATCGTATTCTTCACCGGTCTCCCGGTTCTTACGACCCTTTTGAATACCGACCTTGACCACGAGCTGGGAGTTGAGAACTTCCTCGGGGTCGAAATCGATTTCGCCACTCACGTCGAAACCACACGCTTCCAGGAAAGCCTTGAGCCGCCAGAACGAGTTCTCGACGATCGTCATGTTTTCCCAGACCTTGCGGCCTTCGACCTTGATTTCCTTGCCCTCACGGTCGATCACGTGAGTGTCACCACCAACAAGGCTTTCAACCGTAAGCTCCCACGAAACAGTGGGTGCGCCAGGGTTCTTGGCCGCATCAGAGGCCGTGCTCTCCCGGTAGTCGGTAACCTCTACGAGGTACTTACCACCCGGAATGGGTGCGAAAGTCTGCTGACCTTCGACATTGGTGAAGTCGAGCTTCATGGCTTCCATGTTTCAGAATTCTTCTTTCTTGTAGCGTGTCAGGACTTCCGTGCCATCGTCTTGCGCTTCATGCCGCCCGCTTCCGTCGTCCCCAAGGAAATTTCTTCACCTGGCTTGGCAGGGTTTCGGACAAGCATGTCGTACAAGACTTCCATATCAGGATTCTCGATGGTCATGGGAACACCGTGAACCCTGCACTTCGCTACGACGTTGTTATCCTTATCCGTCTGAATGTAGCGAATGTTCTGTGATCCCCGTTGCTTTGAGTACAGGTAGAACACCATGTCAAAGAAAGCGGGGATTTCCTGCCGAAGCCTCTTGGTGAAAGAGGGAACCTTGATGATCCGGGGGTTCTCAGACTTTGCAGTCCGGGGATCGACGATGTCATCGGCAAGTGCAGTGAAGATTGTGTTCATCGGCAGGTCACGGAATGCACGAACCATTCTACGCATCTGCTCGGTGTTGATGTGCCAGTCCTTGAATTCAGGAAGGTTACCGATGGCATCGATCTCCATCTTGCTTCCTGAACCCAGGATAGTATTCATCGCAAGCTTCTGCATCTCAGTTAGCGAGTCGGTGACTACAGTCTTGTAAGGGTGACGACCATTGTAAAGGTCGTTATAAATCTTTTG